CCGTCCGCACCGGCAGTTCCTGGCCATCGACCGCCCTGGCGTTCAATCGGCCGGCGTTTTCGACATCCTCGAGACGCTTGATCTCGGCGTCGTACTCTTCGGTCGTCGCCTTCATCTCGGTGATGACATCATCAAACGCCTTCTTCAGCCGGTCGTATTCCGGTTGGTCGCTCTTCTTGAAGTCTTTCTTCTCAGCGAAGGCCTTGAAGGCGTCGAAAGTCGTAGTGCGCTTTGTGGCAAGCGCATCGAGGGCCGCTGCGCGCTTGGCGCGCACTGCCGCGATCGTCATGACAGTTCTCCAATTTTTTGGAAAAGCACCATTGCGGATCGGGCGTGTCGCGATGCGACCGCTCGGTGCGGGAGATTTTCAGGTCGTTGGCTTGCCCAAGGCCGTTAGGGCATTCCCGGCGTGTCGCCGGAATTTCAGAGAGTGACCGCGCGCTCCATGACCTCGGTCACACGCTTGCGCGCCTCGACCTCGGCGGCGAGCTCCTGGTCAGCGTTGCTCGGGTCGGCGACGTCCTCACCCTCCTCGCCATCCTCGTCAGCGTCGTTGCCGTTCTCGGCCGGCTTCTTCTTCGCCGCCTTGCGCATCGCTTTCAGATGCTCGCCGAGCGAAGTGCCGTGATCCATCATGTCGACGAGGTTGTCGTGCAGGAAATCGTGCAGCTCCGCCGCTTTTTCGTGGCAGGCAGTCATTCCCTTGAGGCATTTGCCGATCTCGGCCAGGTGCTCCATATTCTCCTGGCTCAGCACGCGGCCGGCCTTGCGGAAAGCGGCGCGCAGCGCCTTGACCTGCGGCGTCGCTGCAGCCTCGACATAATCCTCGTCGGGCGGCATGACGTCGATGCCATGCCCGGCTAGCAGCTCCGCGGTTTCTTCTTGCGTCATAGCGACAAGCGCCGCGGCGGCGTCCGTCAAAATTCCGGCGAGCATTTCAGGAAGCTTGCTCGCGTCCCTCTCGACCTGCTGCTCAAATACCGCGTGATCGTGGATGAAGTCGAGCTGCCAGAGCACATGAGCGAGCTCGGCGCATTCGTAGAGGCCCTTGATCTTGATCTTGCCGTTCTTGCCGTATTCGATTAGTTTGGTCACCGGGACCAGGAGGCCCTTGCCGTCGTCTTTCATCTTGGCCTCGTAGTGATCGATGACGGCGCGCGCCGACTTTTTCAGATCGTCGGGCACGTCGGTCCCCGGAAGCCGCGACGCCGCGGCGCGAATGCCGGCGGCAACTGCGGTCAGCCGGCCGCTGCTCATCTTGGCGAACGGTTCCTTGTAGGAGCCCTTCAGCTTCGGCTTGCTCGCATCGTAAAACAGGAAGCCCTTGCGCGCGAGCGCAGTGTTCGGCTTATCACCATCGAAGCCGCAATGATCGAAGATGCTCTTTTCCGCCGCCGGGCCGTCCCAGGACGAATCCTTGTCGATCGGCAGGTTGCGCGAAGCTCCGACTTTCCACGATGCAGCTTTGGTTGACGTTGCCATGGATCGCTCGATGGTTACGGCGTTGGAATTTGCCGGCACGCTGACGCCGGACAATTCCATCAGCGCCCATTTGTTGTAACGCACGCCGCCGTCTTTGATCTGCTCGTATTCGATCGGCTGGAACCCGACTGAGACGGCGCGCAGCACGCCGGTCTTGTAGAGCGCACAGATCTCATCGGCCTTGGTGGAGATGCCCTTCGGGGCGAAATCGATCAGCGCCTCGACGCGACCGTTCTGCACGGCGACCGCAGCATTGCCGATCGGCGCTGACGGATCGTGATTGAATAGCACAATCGGATTGGCCTTGTAGCTGTCGAGCACGCACCCTTCCGGCACCATGATGTCCTTGACCCGATCGACAGTCGGATCGGAGGCGATCACGCGGATCTGCCGCTCGCCAAGCATATTGTCCGCCAGCACGCTGCCGGAGACGTATTTGAGCTGCATCCGAGGCCCCTTCTTCGTAAGCCAGTCGCGGCGGTCTTCAATCTGCGGGCGACCAGCGGCAACAAGATCGAAGGCCTCGTCCAGAGAAAGACCCCGATGCTCACTCAACCAAACGGCCACGACCAGCGGAGCTCGCTCGATGCCCTTACGACAGTGGACCAATAAAGTCTTTCCGGCAGCGTCCCATGCTTCTATTTGATCGACGGCCTTAGCGAGAGCCACAGGATCGACGGATTTGTCGGTCGCCATAATAGGGATATGAACGCAACCATCGGTCTTACACCACGGGACATCAAACACATTCAAACATTCGAAGCCGAGGTTTTTAGCCGGTCGGCACGCCTTAGCACTTCCAACATAGACGCCGAGAATTATCTCGTCCGCATCGCCAGCAAGATCATCCTCCGCTGAGTTGACCGGCGGGTTTCCCTGGTTGTCAGCAATGATCGCTTCCAGTGCCGCCTTATCGTCGTCATCAATAAACACCCGCTTGTCGATATCGGCGGGGACTCTGGTCATCGCCTCGTCGTCGACTTCGCGGACATAGGCTTGCATTTCTTCTTGGTACGCTTGCCAGTCGCCGCCGAGCTCTTCAACGCGGCGTTTCTCGCAAGGATTGCCGCAGCTTTGGTGCGCTTCGTTATACTCCTTGCCCTCGTTCATCCCGAGCCATTCGCCGAGCTCGTGATAGGGCAACGTCAATCCTGTGTTGATCTGCGTCTTCGGCAGGATCGTCGGCACACTCACATCGATATAGACGCCGCGGCCGTCGATCGAGCGATTGGCGAGCCATGGAATGGTGTGGTCGCGATCGATGCGACAAGTGTCGACCAAAAGTTTGATGCGAGCAAAGAACGCATCGTCGATTGCCGGAACATTGTTCCGGTGCGCATGGTGACCCGCCGACATCTTAATGCGCTGCGCCGTTCGGTTTTGGCGACGCCACGCCCGGCTCCGGCATGCGACCGTCTTCCGGACGGCCGGCGCCATCAGGCGCGGTGCCGGTACGATCCGAACCGATCGCCGCGAGATTGACCGGCTGATTGATCTGCCAGCCCGGCCCTTCCGGGAGTTCCTCGACCGGCGGTAATTGCTCGCCGGCGCGAACCTCGTTCACTGCCGCCCAGGCCGCGCCGCCGAGCGCGATGCGATTGTTTGCGAACCGCGTCTTGGCGTCGCTGCGCAACAAAATGCGCTCATCGAAACTGACTTTGATGTCTTGAGACGTCAGATCGAAGCTCTGCTCGATGCGCTGCTCGAGCCGATGCAGATCGGGCATGATCGCCGACGTCACGTAATCGTTGGTGATCGCCTCGATGTCGATGCCGCGAAGTTCTGTCGCGCCGAGCTTGAACGGCGGCACGCGATAGAACCGCGCGATGTCCGCCACCGAGAAATTCCGCTGCGCCATGAACTCTACATCGACCGATGTGAGTTGCAACGGCTTTGCTTCGATGCCGTCCTCGAGCACCACGGTCTGCCCGGTGTTTTCGAGACCGGATTTAAGTTCGTCGAATTGCTGTTTCAGGCGTTCCGCAGTTTGCTTCTGCAGCGGCTTCTTCGACTCCAAGATCATCGACGGCCGAGCGCCGTTTTTCATCCAGCGCGCTGCTTGTTGCTCCAACCCCATGGCGACGCCGATCGCATCGCGCGCATTGCCGATCGTCGAGAGACCAACCAGCGCATTGAACGATAGCCCGCGCAGGTGGAACATATCCTCGGACGCGAGCGTCGGCGGGAATTCCCGCAGCATCGCGATCTGCCAGAGCCCAAGCCTGTTGACGTTGTAGAAGATCTGACCGTCCCAGGACTCCATCACCAGCACGGCGTCTGGATTGACCGGGATTAGCTCTTCGACCTGGCCGCGCTTGGTGATGCCCTTCTTCGCCGCGTAGCCGTTGCCGCGCAGCAAATAGCCCGACATTGTCTGTTCGATGAACTCGAACCACGTCTGCTGCTCGTTCGGCTTCTTGAATAGCTCGACGACATCGTGCTCAAAAATACGCTCGCGCGATCCGCTTTTCTTTTCCTTGAACAGCCGCGGCGTGCAGCGCGCCACGTCCTGGGAACGGATAGTGACGCAGGCATAGACTGCCGACACGGCCATCGCCGTGCCCTGGCTGATCAACAGTCCTGTTGCGGATGGCGTCGAACCGAGCGTCGGCAGCCAGCCGCCGCCGCCTTGGCTCGCGCTCACGCCGGACGCGGCGCCGGCATCCTTGGCGACCAGAGCGGCGCCGGCAGCGCGAATGCGCGAGATCAGGCCCATCTACACCACCAGGAAGCTGCGGCCGGGCTCGCGGTCATAGATGCTCGACGTGGCCGTCGGATTCATTCCGATCACCACGGCGGCATCGAACAGCGCCATCAGGGGATCGATCTTCGCCGTTCCCGCCGCCTGCTTGGTGATGGTGATGGCGTTGCCTTTCGGCTCGACTTTGGCGTTGCCGACACACCAGGCCATCAGCGGCTGGGCGGCGTGGACAAGCTTCTTGCCGGCGAGCTGGCGTGCCGTCGTCGTGATGGCACCGGTAAGCTTCCAGCCCTGCGGCACGCCGACGAAAGCTTTCTCGGTATCGATGTCGCGGCGAGCAATCTCTTCGACGATGGCGCTGATGCAATATTGATCGACGCCGATCGAATGCTCTTCCGGCATCTTGCCGGTCAGCCAGATCTTTTCGACCAGGTCGCCGAGCTCGGCAACGTCGTCGCCGACCTCCTTGACGATGACAAGATCGCCGTCCTTCTGGAAATCCAGAAGCCGCGGCGCGACGTCGGATTTGCGCCGGTCAAATACCGAGCGATGGGCCCACGCCTTCGCCCACACCAGCCAATCCTGCGTTTCGGCATCACGGCCGAGCACGATGGTGCCGAGTAGATCATCGAGGCCACCGCCGTCGATCCCGACCACGATCACATCGGATCGTTCGATCAAGGACTCGAACGTCAGGGTCGGATCGCCGCAGGCCTCCCAATAATCGGCGCCGGCCCAGCGGTCGGTATGCAGCGCCAGGCCGATTTCTATGTCGAGATGCTGAGAGGCCCAGCCGCGCAATTCCTCGTCGCCGGTCTCGAGCGCGGTCTCGTAATCCTCGATCAGCCGCGGCACCGTGATCGAGCGGCCGACGTTCGGATTGACCATCGGCCAATTGGTCGGATCGCGCCAGGCGCCATTGTCGATCAGCACCCGGGGAAACTCGTAAAGCACCGGCAGCATGCCGCGCGCCGGGATCTTCCCATCGCGGATCTTGCGGGCCTTGAGCAGCTCGGCCTTGAATGCGCCCGCCGGCGGCTTGTCGGACTGCGTGGTGATGAACGCCAGAAAGGCCTCGGGGAACGGCAACAGGCCGCCACGGATCTGCCGGATCACGTTGGCAGCGCCGGAGATTTTGCCGAGCTCATGCAGCTCATCGATCAGCACGCCGACCGGCTTGACGCCGGTCAGCACCGAGGCGTCGAACGTCTTGATCTGCAGCGATGAAACGACGCTGCCGCGATAGGTGATCTTCTTGACGTGCTCCTGGATCCTGAACCGCCGAGACAGCTCGGCGTCGGCGCCGATCATCCCGACGGCCTGGTTGAACGCCAGCTCCGAGATCGCCTGCGTCGGACCGATCAACAGAAACTCAGCCCGTGGTCGGCGGTTCATCATCTGCGCGGTCAGCATCATCGCCGCGCCGTTGGTCGTCTTCGAGTTCTTTTTCGGGATCATCAGGAACAGCTCGCGTACCAGGCGCGCGCTGTCGACAATCGATCCGAATAGCGCCGTCAGAATTTCGCGGAACCATTCGCCGCTGGCCTGCTCGAGCGCCGGCGTGCCGGGCACGTCGGGAAGCTTCAGCGAGTTGAAGACCTCGATCGCCCTGATCGCCAGCTTTTCATCGAGCGGCAGATGCGGAACGAGCGATCGGCCATCCGTGATGCGGTCTTCCCAATCGATGCAGGAGAAGTCCCAAGCCATAGGCCCTCGCAGACCTTCTCAAAAAAAATAATTTCAGGATTTTTCAGAGCAAAAAAATCTCCCCGTGAGGTCGCGCCAGGCGCCGTTGTCGATCAGGGCCCTGGGAAATTCGTAGAGCACCGGCAACATACCGCGCGCCGGAATCTTGCCGTCGCGGATCTTTCGCGCCTTGAGCAGTTCAGCCTTGAACGCGCCGGCCGGCGGTTTGTCCGATTGCGTCGTGATGAATACCAGAAAGGCCTCCGGGAACGGCAACAGGCCGCCACGGATCTGCCGGATCACGTTGGCAGCGCCGGAAATCTTGCCGAGCTCATGCAGCTCATCGATCAGCACGCCGACCGGCTTGACGCCGGTGAGCACCGAAGCGTCGAAGGTCTTGATCTGCAGCGATGAAACGACGCTGCCGCGATAGGTGATTTTTTTGATGTGATCCTGGATCTTGAAGAGCCGCGACAACTCAGGATCGGTAGCGATCATGCCGACCGCCTGGTTGAATGCCAGCTCCGAGATCGCTTGCGTCGGACCGATAAGCAGAAATTCCGCTCGCGGGCGGCGGTTCATCATCAGCGCGACGAGCATAAGCGCCGCACCGTTGGTGGTCTTGCTGTTCTTCTTGGGGATCATCAGGAAAAGCTCGCGCACCATGCGCGCGCCGTTTTCCAGGGACCCGAACAACGCCGCAACGACGTCGCGAAACCATTCGCCGCTGGCGTCCTCGAGCGCCGGCGTGCCGGGCACGTCTGGAAGCTTCAGCGAATTGAAAACCCCGAGCGCGCGGTTTGCGATCTTTTCATCGAGCGCGAGCTTAGGAATGAGCGAACGGCCATCCGTGATGCGGTCTTCCCAATCGATGCAGGAGAAGTCCCAAGCCATAGGCCCTCGCAGACCTTCTCAAAAAAAATAATTCCAGGAATTTTCGGAGTGAAAAAATCTCCCCGTGAGAAGCAACCGGGTTCCTGGGGCGCCGCACGCGATGATTAAACCCGCCACCCCCTACCCCCTCGCGGCTTCGGCAGTCCGGCGCGCGCGTTCGGCTTCGGTCTTGCGGCCGTTGCAAGCCGGGCAGCGGATCATAACGTTGGCGCGATCGAAGTCGGCGCCGCCGTCCTTGCGTTCCTTGATGTGATCGAGGTAGCGCAGGCCCGGCGCGTCAGGCGCCGCGCAAAAAGGATCGCCACAGCGTCGGCCGCGTTCACGAAAGACTTGCCGCCTGAAGTCCCGCCATTCTGGCGATAAATAGAATTCGTCAGCGCGTTTCGGAGGCGAGCGGACAGATTGGATGTTGGCGAGCTTTACGCCAGGTTTGGCGACTCGCATCAGTTCGGCTTGGGCGGCGTAGACAAAGGATCATCAAGCAGGCGGTTCCATTTGGCCGTGGCTGGATCGATCTGCTCTGCTTCCGCAACCTGCGGCGCTGGCCGTATGTCGAACAAGGGACCGTCGCTGCCCTTCTGCAGCTTCGTCAGTTCGTACATATGCCGAGGCGTGAAGCCAAAGCACTTGGACAGCTCGGCCATATATTTGAAAGCGTCGTCGCGGCGACTGACGGCGGGATTGGTGCGCGGCATCTTATCGCCCGAGATCGTCCTGACCTCGACCGAGTAGCCTTTCGCCATCACCTCTTCGTTGGCTTGAACGAATTCAGCGACGTAAACGCAGAACGCCGCAAGCATCCAGCCATCGGTCGATGACAAGAGGTTGAGCTTCTCGAGGTGTGCGCTGGCGTCTTTCCAGACCCGCGCCGCGGCGGCGAGCAGCGGGCCGGTCAGGAACATCGGCGGTGGCACGGGGAAGTCCGCCGTCGACGGCGCGTTGGCGAGCAGGACGGCAAGCTTTTCAGCCTCGGCCAATACGTTGCTGGCTTGATCGGATCGGCGCGGCTTGGCGCGACGCTTCGCCCTTGGCTTGATGGTCTTTTTGCCGCGCGCTTTTTGGCTGCGTTTTTTCATATCGATCTGCGGCTATGAGCTTGAAGGGCAGGCAGGCGTTGAGGCGAACGCCGACGTAGCCCCAATCATCTGCATTGCGCAGCCATCCGCCGACGATCTCAGCTTCGCACGCCGCGTCGGCAAAGCCGGCATGCTCGAGAGCAACGAGGAAATCGCGTGCTTGTTCGCGGTCGAGATGCCCGACCGGCTCACCGTGAATGATCACAGCGACCGCGCGACGATCGTGCGCATTGTTCGGATCGCGCGCCAGCAGCGCCGCGCAGCGACGATGAAAGCCGTCGCTGCTGCGGCGGCCGCCCAATCGATCCAACGTGGCTTGGTGGAACGCGGTTCCGACAATGCGAAGGTCAAAGCGCCCGTCGCCGACGACCACGCCGCGGTTACGGGCAAGACCGAAGAGCCAACGCCACAACCCCACTTGCCGCCTCCTTGTGACGGGGGAACCGGCGGATTCTAGCCTGAATTCGTGGGATTTGACAACACTGCGCCCCGGAAGTGGTTCTTCCGAGGCGCGTCCGAATCGCAAAAGTCGGTGTGGTGATTTACTGCCCTTGATGGGTACCCCATGTCAAGGCCGCGATTTTGCCGCAAGTATGGCGCGATGCAGCTGCGGGCTCCAGGCATAGCGCGCCGCTTCGTCGAATACGTCACGCCGACGCTGCGGTCCGCGAGCGCCTTTGGCTTCGGCGCTGATGCCGAGCTCAACGGCGATCGTATCGAGACATTCGCGGAAACGAGAGCCAAGCGCCTTCTGCTCGATGCGACCGACGCGGCCCAGTAGCACCAGCACCTTGCCGAGGCTATATTTATCACCGAGCACCCAGGTAACAATCCGATCGCCGACGATGCCAAGTGCCTGGCGGATCTGATTGAGCCTGTCCTGCGCCGCCAGCCGCGCATCAGTGTCTTGCATCGGCAGGTGACCACAATCGATCACAGGCGCCGTGGGATCGATGCCGCTGGCGTAACCGATCTCCGCGCGTTCGTAAAAACCTTGCCAGAGACGCGCGGCCCGCAAGCGCGACATCGTTTGCGCTGCGTCGCCGAGTTGGCCACGCTGCGCCATCTGTCCGACCGGGTCATCACGCAGATTGACTATTTTGGCGCGGACTTCGCCGTTGGCGGAATGCGGATCAGGAACGTAATGCACGCCAAGATCATCGCGGCCGTTGACGTAAGGCACACGGCGTTCGACGACGTCGGCGAGCGCCTTGTCCAGCGTCTTCTCGGCATGGCGTATTTGTTTGTTGCGTTTGCGTCTCTGATCGGCGTCAGAGGCGTTGCGCGCCGCCGCAGCGTCCAAGCGCGCGGCAACCTCATCAATCTTGCCCTCCGGAACCGACGCTCGCTCAACCGGCTTTGAGGCAGGCGAGATTTTC